GAGGCCAAGCGCAGACTCAGCCACGTTGACGCCGAGCACCTGCTGGTTAGACTCGTTCAGGAAGTCATAGGGGCTCGATCCTACGCCGATGACGTCAATGTGTATCGGAGCCCTGTCTCGCAGCGCTGAGATGGCCAGACCGGCCACTGTGGGCCCATCTGGTGTGGCACTGCCGGGATAGGCCAGAGGCTCGTCAAACCACATGCCATGACGTCTGGCGATGATGGTCTGATCCTTACCACCCCGGGCAACGTCGACGCCCATGCTGTCCATTGGTGCAAGCTTAAGTGGCTTGACCCACCGGGCTTGCGCAGCTTCGACCCATTCGGTCGGGATCACCTGCCACGGGTCATCTTCCATGCCGGCGCTGAAGTCACCATTGAGCATCTGTGAGCGCAACGGCTCGGGCATTGCCTGCAGTGTGGCCATGTATCCAGTCCCCATCAGGTAAGGGTTGTCAGAGATCCGCGACGGGATGAAGGTCCGGGACATCGGCTTGATTGTCTCGCCGTTATGCTGAAACTCAGCGCCCGATCCAACCTCGACATCCTTGCCATCGACGGTAGCAAACCATCGCAGCTCGCCGGGCTCAGCAGGGTTTGGGTGTTTCTTGTCCAGCCATGGAGCGAAATAGGCGATGATCCAGCGGCCTTCAGCGGTTGTTGGTGGGTTGAATGTCAGCAGGGCTTGGCAACGCTGTGACGGGTCTGTAGTACGCAGCCAGCCCATCAGAAAGCGGACTTGTATCTCGCGCATGTTGGCGGCTTCGTCAAAGACCAGCAGGTCATGTGGCCGGCCTTGATATTTCTTCTCATCACCAAGGTTCGGGAACGATCCAAACTCGATCTGCACATCGACGCCATCGCCACGCTTTGTGCGCCAGATGTTGTTCTGGCCGTTGTACCCATTGCGGGTGCCAATTAAGTCTGTGAAGCGATCAATGACGCCTGTCAGCTCAGTGCCGTTCAGGCGAAAGATGCCTACCTTACGATGATTCGTGAGCGACTTGCCACACGCCAAGTCTGTCTTCCCACCACCCGCGGCTCCACCGTAGCCAATGATATCGGCCTCGGAATAGTAAGCCATGGATTGTGGTCCGGGTAATGGTCTCCAAATGGTCTTGTCCGAAACCAGCAGAGCATCGAGCTCCGCCAGTTCTTCGGGCGTAAGGTACTGCAGAATTTCAGGATCGAATTCATCAACAGTCATTTGGCTTTGCGTTGGTTTGCCGCGGCGATCAATGCTTTGACCTTGGCCGCGCGCTCTGTCTCGCTAATCTCAATCGGTCCACCGTCCGAGCCAGTGTGCTCGTTGATCATGCGGTCACCGTATTTCTTCGGGTTCCATTTGGCCAGCAGCTTCAGCCTGTACTCAGCCCGGTTGCGAAGCCATGCCACATAAGCGCTGTCGTATTTGGGATGATCGCCGCCAGTCATCATGGGCTCAGTATCTATGATCGCAAGCGCTTCTTCGGCAATGATATCGGCTCCGACATCACGGGCTTGCGCGAAGCGTGCCATAAACTCTTTGTCTTTCTCCAGCCAATTGTAGACCGTGCGAAAAGGCGGCTTACCTTCCAGCCTGCAATATTCGCGCAATGGTTTGCCGTCGGAAATCCATTCGACAATTTCTTCGACCTTGTCTTGGGGCACAATTTCTGCTGGCCGGCCAACCTTTTTAGGCTCAGTCTCCTTTTTCATGTTTGATAACCTTTATCCATCGATGAGGGGTTTGTGCCCGGCGTTCGTACCGGCAGATTTTGGCGATGACATGCTTTGAGATACCGACTGCTTCGGCGATCTGTTGGTATGTCATGGCCATATCTTCGCGCATGTCCCGGATTTTATCGATGATTTCGTCCGTGAACTTTGCGTTGTGGTGATGCTGGCCGATACGACGCCCGAGGTCGTTTAAAGGGACCATCATAGATTTACCCTTTGGCTTCACTTTTTCGGAGGCTTGGGCGGCTTTTTACCTTTACCGTACATGGCGTCCTCCTTTCGTGGTGGTTGATGGGCGGGATCATAATCCGGTGTTGCGTTGAAGGCAACAACTTTTTCATCGTGCGATTGACGCTTGCGCCATAAAGATCTGACTTTCATGGCCCAGCCGAATTATCGTTTTTCATGTACATCATCAATTCTGCGTTAAGCTTTGCACGTTCCCATTTGTCAGGCCCACTAATCTGCATCAAGGCAAGCGAGAACTGGGCAAAGTTGTGCAGCTTCTCCAGCTCAAGCTCATCGACTTCACCCTTATTGATACTGTTGATGACACGCATCACACCAGTACGGTAGCCATCAATCACAGCTTGCCAGTGCGGGTCAGGCCTTGGTTTTTTAAGCATTCTTTTCTTTCAACTTGGTTTCGATGGCGCGGGCATATTCCAAAGTGTCAAAATAACAGTTGGTCACATAGTGTTCAGCCATTGTTTCGTATTCCTCATCCGTCAGCCCCACCCATTCGCGCTGTGGTGGGGCGGTGTAGAGCGGGACAGTGTAGGTCTTTGTCTGGTATGCGCTGAAGTCTCGGCTGAAGTCGGTAATTAAGCCTTGCACAGTCCACGCCACCGGCTCCTGCTCTGGCTGCTGCGGTGGGGAGGTGTAGAGCGGAACTAACTGCTCTGGATATTGGCAACCGTCCGGCGAATGCAACAGCATCATGAATTGCGCTTTCTCTGTTGGTCTAGTATTTGGCACACCCCACGCCACCGGCTCCTGCTCGGGCTGCGCGAGTCTGACGCTGATCGCTTTCATTACATCGTCAATCTCACCCGGCAAACAAATGCTTGCTGGCGGCAGACTAAACTTGTTGATGTGATGGAGCATCTCCAGCGCCTGCTGCATCAGTTCTTTATCCGTTGGCATATCAATCCTTTCCAAAGCCGCTAACGTAAGGAATACCCATCGCATCGTCACGCTCTCGCAATGCCTTGTGGTACTCGTCCAGCAGGGCATGAGCATCATTCCATGTGCCTGTAGGGTTGAGCAAAGCACATTCCAACATAATTGCCAGACGGTGCGCGAACCGATCTCCGATGTCATCGGTCATGTTGGCGCTCATAAGTCAGGGTCAATCCAAAAACCATCGCCAAAAATTAACGGGATGGGGTCGTAATCCTCACCCTCTACTTCGTGAAGTTGTTTTTGTATAGCCGTGCATTTCTCATGCAACTCCATCACACGCGCATACACTTCCTGCCCTTCCTTTTGCAGTCGGTTGTGTTCTTTCTTCAGGTCGTTGATCTCTTTAGGTGTCATTGCGGCTTCTCCTCGTCATCAAATGTCATATCAATCGGGTGTGGCACATCGTCATGCACGATCACGCCATCTTCGTCGGCCTCAAGAAACCTACCGCACACCACGCAGTAATATCCTTCGTTATTCATTTCCCCTCCGCTTTGGCGAGTGCTGCTTTGGCTATCCGAACTATTTCCCGCAACGCTTTGTTGTCGCTCATCGTGTTTTTCGGTTCTTCAATGATGTTATTCAACGCCTCCACCAACTCCGCATTCAATTCATGCAGTCGATCTAATTCAGCCGCTGCTTCTTCTAGCGCCGGTATTGTTTCGCCCAACCTTGCTGCTAACTCTGTTTCACGTTCATGCAAGCGGCGTATTTCGGCAGCGGCTTTCTCTCTGACAGCAGCGGCGTGGCTTACACTTATCTCCATGTGCTCAGCCAGCCGCAGGGCTTCGGATTGTTTGTCATTCATTTGCTGTACTCCTCCTTGAGCCACCGTTTCATTGCGAGGTATTGTCCTCGCTGTGTATCACCTGCGACTGTGAGCTGAGCTGTTGCTACACCTACGCCCATTTCTTTAAACGCATGTTCGTTCAGATTCTTGTGTGCATGTTTTATCAGCTTGCGTAGACCCTTGGCTTTTTTCGCGTTCAAGTTTTATTCTCCTTTTTTCTCGGCAGAATTGCCGTTGCTCTGTTGAAAAATCTGGTGATATTTCTGCGATGTCACACCGCAACATGTTTGGGTTGTCATTTTTTATTTGTGATGCTATGTACAAAGAACCGCATGCAACGCATGCCATGTACACGTAAATCAATTTTTCGCTAAATTTTGAAGTGTCCATTGTGGTGTGAATATCCTTGTAGTTTTATCGAATGCAATGAAAACAATTTCTTCATTTGCGTAGTACCAGCAACCATTGATAACGTATTTATTTTTTTCGAAGTAATAAGCTTTAGGAAGTTTAAGACATGGTGATGTAAGCATTTGATCAAAGTCATCGAATACGTTTGGATACACACTAGTCAAAACAATTTCGTTTTCGTATTTGTCACTGTATCTTTTATTTGATAAATAAAATTCAGCGCATGATGACAAGCATAAGCACAAAGCAATAATGCTAATGATCCGAGTCATAAGACTTTCTCCGCTTTTCATGTATCAAACGCATGGCAGATCTGAGCTCATCCACTGAATCTTTGCCGCGGATCTTTTCTCTTTCCTCCAGCATTGATCTCCGTGTGTTTATTGGAAATGTCAGAATGAATGAAGCCTCGCACTCAATAATCCATTTGGGGCAATACGTGCAAACCTGAATGCCATCGATCAAAGTAACCATACCTTGTCTAGCATGCACTCGGTTGCACTCGTTTGGTACGCAGCTCATGCGATGCTAAACATTTTGCCTACACGAGAAAACACATTCATGACTGGCTTGAATGCTTGCCTGACGCTGTTCTTATCGTTGAGCATGACGTTTTGCCATACATATTCATCATCATCATGATAGCTTGCTGGTGGTGGCTGATATGCACATCCGATTAAAACTTTGCCGGTATTAACCATGACGGTTTTTTTATGTTCAAACTTTTTTTCGAGTTCCATTTTAGTTTCCTTTCGAAAAATCAAAAATGACTGTTGGGAAAAAAATCATTGGCTCCATGTCCTGCCAATCATTGCGATCTTGTCTGCCTGAAATACGCACATAAAAAACATGTTCTTTCAAAACTTCAAGAGAACCTATTGCATCACGCCATTCAATAACCAGCATAAACGGAATGCCTGATATTTGTGACATACGTAAACCTGCCCAGATCTTTCCTGCGCTGATCATCAATGTCGGATATGTATTCACATCGACGTTGCGGCATTTGATTTCAGCCCATGCAAATATTCCATCTTTATTCATGATTGCATAATCGACGTTATATCTCACTGGCAGCTTACGTACATCGCAGCCCCAAGCTTCTGCGTATCGCGTGATTGCTTTGCGCTCTGCATCCAGCGTGACGTTGTTTTCGTAGTACGGTCTGTTCATTTTGGCATCTCCATTTTTTGCCGGAGCTCGGCCAGTATCTTTGCGACCTTCTGCTTGTTTCGCTCGATCTCTTCCTTTGATGGCTGGTAGCTCAGCGCCGGTCCTGCTGCTGGTACGTGTGCTTGTCTCAGCATGTCTTTAAATTTTGGCAATGTAGGCGGCTCATCCGGTAAATTGCTGAGCACCGTTCTAATCGTTTCAGGATGGTCTTTGTAGCCACCCAATCCTTCGGCCCATGTGTTCATGGCGTTGACTACGCCGGTGTCCATGCCGTCTGCTGTGAGCTGTCCAAGCTTCCACATGTTTGCCCAGCGATTGCCGTAATACCCGTGCATGGTATTAAAAATCTTCTGCACCCAAGAATCCGGCAACCTGCGTAGCTGGGGTGATGTCGATTGTTCGTTGTCCATTTTCGATGTTCCTTTCGTCTCCAAAGATTGCCCTTGCAAAGGCAAGGTTAGATGCCTGATTTGGGGTCAGGCTTTTTTCCGCACTGGTTTTTATCCAGTCTGCGTTGAATCCAGTCCAGCCTCGCAGGCAGATCAACTGCAGCGCTGCATCAAGGGTAAGCCCAGCCTTGTTAGCCTCCCGCAGTATTCCCTTTACTGCGGTAGTCGTAATCGGCGCTTTCTTGGCTTTGCGCTGTTTTACAAAATCAGCCCACGTTGTTTCCAAAACACCATCAGGACAAGGCACCGAAGGTGCTTTATCTTTTATTGGTGTCTGGTGTATGGTGTCTGGTGACTGGTGAGCATTGCGTTCGGTATGCGTTCGCATTGCGTTCGCATCAGGTTCGCATTGCGATTTATCCCACCTTACCCTAGCAGATGCCGCAGCCTTGCTACGTTTTTCTCGATAGCGCTGTATCTCAATATCAGCTCGCTTGTTATGCCAGCCATCATCGATCAAGAAAAAAAATTCTTGCAACACGCTCTCGACCGCAGATTTTTCTTCCCGAGTTCGGGCACCAATCAACCGTTGGACCGCCTGTAATTCTTTTGGCAATGGTCTTTCTTCAGCGTAATATTTTCGGATCAGGCGGCTGTACGCAGCATCCTCCACGAAGGTCAGATGCGCTGTTGCCTGCGCATAATCTCCGATGTGGTGCTCGTAATAGTTCATCACACACCTGCCTTTGCGGCCTGATCCAGCAGCCCTCTGACCTTGTCAGTGACCGCGGAAGAGCCCTTCTTTGTGCAATCAACGCACCCGGCATTGATGACGTATCGCTCTTTGCAACCGCAACGTGGGCATGGCTTGCCGACGTATTTGCGCTGGCCATGTCTGGCCGCTGTAATTCTTGGGGACTCCATTTAACCTCCATGTGTTTGTGGCAAACGGATTATAAATCCAAAACACATGAGGTGGTCAAGCTTTTTTTAGGCGAAAAAAATCCCCGTCTTTCCGGGGTGTCAGGTACTCGCTGCGTCCTTAGCTCCGAACGGTTTCCCTTCGGTCATTACCTACAAGCGCATTCGGCATCCGCTTTCCCAATCTTTAGAGGTCCGCTTCTTTGACGAATACGCCATTGATCATCTTGCCCTTGCGGTCCTTGATCTCGTCGTATGCCATCTGAATGCAGCTCTCAATCTTGACGCCGTACTGCTCAGCCAGAATGGTTAAGACCACCACAGCATCGCCAATACCGTCCATGATCTTTGCGCCGTCGTTTCTGGCAACTCCTGCAGCCAGCTCACCGACTTCCTCGATCAGTTTGACCATTTGCTTTTCCGGGGTGCTGCCGGTGATCAGGTTGCGCTGGTGGGCCCAGCCGCGAATATTGATAAATTCTTGCATGGCTGTCTCCCTAGAACGGTACGTCATCATTGAATTCGTTTTGCGCTTGTTGTTTGCCAGCAGCTGCAGTCGACGCCGGTGGTCCTGATTGATTATTTGAGCCGGGATTATCTTTAAGGTCGAATCGCCATACCATGATGGACTTACCACCTTTGCCGGTAAGATCCGGGACGCCAGCCGGGTTGAACCAACGCTCAAGCAAAAGGTATTTACTGCCGTCATCAGATTCCATTTCAGCGCCCACGTTCTGCCAGCGCCCCTTCTTTTCCCCTTTTGAGTTTGTGTACTCATCGACCTTGACCATCAGGTCTTTGATTTTCTTTGGCATCGTTTTCTCCTGTGATGCGTACCATAACAAAGCTGCCCAATTGGTCAGCCACCTTCACCACCACAGTGGCGAATTCCTTATCGTTGATGCCCAATGCGTCGGCCATGCCATCAATGCCTGACTTCATGCGCGCAAGCAAATTGTCTCGATCATACGCCCGTCTTTGTGGCGGGTAAAACTCTACCTCAAGAGTCAGCCGGCCCTCCGGTTTGATTACATTCGGGACCTGAAACTTTGTTTCGATAAAGCATTCGCGCCGGTATTTTTTTACAGCTGCAGCTTTGACTGCCCAATGCTGCTTGACGTTCGGCGACAGCTTTGCACTGGGCCAGACCAGCTTAACCTCAATCATTGCTGCCGGCCAAAGATGATGTCATGCGCGTCCAGCTCCAGACCTTTTTCCCATGC